TTACATTATAACCCCGGGCTATGCTCGGGGTTTTTGTTATGGTTCGAAGTCAATGTAACTGTCCACGACCAAACAGTTGCATTTGTTTGGATCTATGTAACCTTCTTTCTCCAAATAGTCTAACATAGACTCACGGCAATGATCGTCTTCGTAAAGGTCACACTTTTCAGGATGTCTTAATACGATAAATTGGTTTGCCCAAATTGTGATATGGTGATCCTTAATATTTATATCGTGAAAAGTTACTTCTTTCATGCAACAATAAATATGTATACGAACTATGAGTAACATCAAATTGTCAAAGCTAGAAGCACAAAAGAAAGTTTACGAACTTACAGAAAAGTTGTTGCATACTAAGAAGGATTTCAAGGACGTAGCAGCTGGATATAAGGAACGTATCAAAGAGTTGGAAAGTGAAATCAAAGCGGTTGTAGAGGATGCTGGAGGGTTGCCTTTGTCGGATATCGGAGTGTTGCCTCAATCTGATACAATTGAAATGGATGGATAATTTATAGTTCATAATACATGAAGCCACAAACGAAAGTTTGTGGTTTTTTGTTTTTGAAATGTAGTTATGTTGGAATTGTTATGAAGCAACGTACTGTTAAAATTGTATTAAACGCAATGGTAAAGAATGAGTCAAAAATCATTCTTAGAATGTTAGAATCTGCATACAAATATATCGATTATTGGGTAATTCAAGATAACGGGTCTACAGATGGTACTCAATCAATCATTGAGAATTTTTTCAAAGAAAAGAACATTCCCGGCGTTTTATATTTTGAACCATGGCAATATCCTGGCTACAATCGAAATCACGCATTACAAAAGTGTGCAGAATCCAATCATGGATGTGAATATGTTTTGAGATTAGATGCGGATGAAATCTTAGAAGTCGATGAAGATTTTGATTGGGAAGAACTAAGACGTGGCGATGAAATTTATGTTCACGCTGAATCTGCTAACAGAGATGTGGTTTTGACTAGACCGTGGATGTGGAAAGCTGACATTGATTGGGAATATTCTCTTAGTAAACGTCATGAGGTTTTGCTTCGTAAATCACGTCAAGATTGGCGTAGATATGAGTTGTCTAAGTCATTCAGACAGATAATGTTGCCGGGTGGAGCGACATGGCAAAATCCACATAAGTACTATGTAGATTCTATTGAGTTGGAACAACAGGTTATGAAATATGAACCAAAAGATAGATCACATTTGGATTATAATTTGGACGCATATTATGTTTGGTATTTAGCAAAATCATATATTGATTTTTTGGAGGATTGTCGTAATGGAAAAACCAAACTATTTTTTGGAAAAGATCACGAAGCAGAAATGGCCAGACGTGGAATATTCTACTATAAGAAGTATTTGAAATTAGCGATGAACATTGATGACGACACTAATTTTGCTAAATGTTATGATCATGATAATTTGAGGGCGTTTAATTACGTCAATCAAATGGCTTACGTTGCTATTGTTTACATTGGTCTTATGCATTTACGATATATTGATGTATCCGAGGGTATAAAATATTTGGTAAAAAGTTACGAGTTTGATCCTCTTAGAAATGAAGGCTTATATCATTTGGCAAATCACTTTCATGTCACTGACAATGAGAAGATGGTGTATTTGTATACTAGTCTTGCTATGAAAAACCGAAATGTAAATGTAACCCAACATCGTAATTTTTTGGTTGAGAGTGCTTGTTATCCTGATACTGGATATTCACTGTTAGATTTACATTCGTTTGCTGCATATAAGTTAGGATACTATGAAGAAGCTAAAATAACTTGTAAACAGATGATTGATAATTTACACTTAGCACCAGAATATGAACATGAACGTATAAAGATTAACTATGAAGTTTTTTCTAAACTGACATCTTAATGAAAACCAAATCGAAAAATAAAGAGGAAAAGAATCCAAAAAAGGTTGTAGCCAAAAAGCAATCAAAGGCTACAAAGAAAGTGGTTCAAGATGTTGAAGACGGCGGTGGCAGTAAATACTTTAAATGTACTCAACGAGTTGTTTCACCCACATCAAATGTAACTCACTGGGTGTTTAATGATGTTGATGCCACGCACAAGGTAGATAATTTTACTGCCAAGGGAACTAGACTTTTAGTTGCCAGATATCCTGATTTTTACAAAATTTATTTGTATAAGACGCATAGAGCAGGAGAACCAAGTTGGCCAAATGGAGGAGTCATGGTATATAATGCCAATTACGAGACTATGCAGTATTTTTACTATGATAGTGTTGCGATACACCCAGAAGGAGGAATGTATAAATTCCAGACATAAAGTGTTTTTATACAATATTTATTGTCATGAAAATCGTCGTAAATAGATCTAAAGGACCAGACTGTGGGTATAAATTGTCACCTGAAGCATGTGATATGCTTGGAGTGACGGAGCCGTATTCATTTTATGCGTATGAAGATCGAACTCTCCAGAAACTCATTGATGTCGTTGAGTTTCTTCAAGAACGTGTGAATGGTGAGGGTGCTGATCTTCGTGTTCTTTCTGTGCCAGATGAGTTGGAAACCAAAGACGAGTTGGGTAGAACCGTTCGTAATTGGCACTTGTCAGAACGAGATGGTTACGAAGTGGTGCGTGAAAATCATAGATACTGGTAAAAAGTAGTTGACATTTGTAAGTTGTGTGGTATTCTGATCGTGTAAGTTGCAGTCTAAACATTAACAAATAAACTAAGTTATACTTATGGAAAAGAAGAAGTATGTAGTTGTTCGTAGTGGTCTACGTGTGTCAGATCTGGAGTACGACTCTCCAGCCGAGGCCACGCAAGAGTTGGAACATTGGAAGTCTGTCATCAAACGTTGGCCTGATGGGTCAGTTGTTGCTGTCGTTGAAAAGGACGAAAAGAAACATCGTATCTGGTAAATTGTTATGGGTCTACGAGAACAAATCAAAAATGCTAAGTCAGAAGCCGAGATCGCAGAATTGGTCTCAAAGGGTAAGACATATGAATGGGCATCTGATCGAACCAAGAATTCTTGGAAGTCTACCGCCAAGTTCCGAATCGCTGAATTGAGCACCACGATTCCGTCACAACCTGCTCCTTCGGATACCCCTAAGAAGGTTACAAAGAAGACTGTTAAGAATAAGTAACAGAACATAAACAAATAACTGCAATTTACAAACGCCATCTTTCGATGGCGTTTTTTATTGGTTTAACATCAGTCGTGGAAATATTTATTAATGTTATATGGCAAAGAAGCAAAAATATAAACCTTTTGTGTTGCCCTCTGATTTTAAAGAGTTGGAATCGTATGTCAAATCGCATAAAACCGATTTGACAGAATGTGTTATATCCTCAATCGAATTCGCTATTGAAAAAAACTTACCAATGGCTGAAGTATTTAATTTCAAAAATTCTGACTTCGTTATTACTATTGCCAGAGAAGCATTTCGTGACAATATTCAAAATGTGTATGACTTTTATCTTAAAGAGGAAAAGTACGAACTGTGTAGTAGGGTTAAACGAATCGAATCGTTATTAGATAATACAGTAAAACCAAAACACTGAATGAAAAAGAAAAAACACCTTGAAGACAAGAGTCCTATTGTGCCACAAAAACACAAAATCAAAAATGAGATTGAAATACATCAACGGGAATTGACAAGTAAACAAAAACAGTTTTTGGATGTTGCATTAGACAAAAATACAAAGGTAATGTTTGTTAGTGGTCCTGCTGGAACCTCAAAAACATACATGGCAATTTTAGCATCGCTTATTCTTTTGAATCAAAAAAGGGTAAGCGATTTGTTGTATTTGAGAAGTGCAGTTGAAAGTTCTGATAGTAAACTTGGATTTTTGCCAGGTGAAGCTGATGAAAAAATGGCACCATATATACAGCCGTTGTTGGAAAAATTGTCAGAACTTACTACCAAGGCAAGCATAGATACTCTTCAGAAAGAACAACGAATTGATAGCATACCAATCGGCTTCTTGAGAGGATTGAACTGGAACGCTAGATGTATTGTTGCTGATGAATCGCAGAACATGACTTACAAAGAGTTGGTCACTCTAGTCACCCGTGTTGGTGAGTTCAGTAAAGTATTTATTTTGGGTGATCCAGATCAAAGTGATATCAATGGAAAGAGCGGGTTCATTAAAATGATGAATCACTTTGAAGACACTGAAAGTCGTGAAAATGGTATTCACACGTTTAAGTTTGATGAAGACGATATTGTTAGAAGTGCATTGGTTCGGTTTATAATAAAAAAACTGAAACAAACAAATGTCTGATTATATTTATAACCAAACATACATAAATTATGGCTGCACCAACAATTACATCATTGTCTACTACAATT